ATAATACCTATCTGACTTTGATTTGTCTGGAGCCTGGGTTCTTGTGTAGCAAACATGCCCCAAAGCATAGTTCCCTCGAGCATCCTTGTTCTTGTAAGAGTTCTCCGCATAGTAAGAATCGAGTGGTTGATAAACCATGTTGAACTTTGGCTTTGGTATATGAGAGCACCAGAAGATAACATCAGTACATGCACCCAGCTTTGTCTTTACATTGTTCTTTGATCTCGAACGTTTCCAAAAAATGGGCTGAACTCTTGAAAAAAATCTTGAGCAAATCATTTGCGGGATAAGCATCTGCTCAGCTGAGATGTGGAAAAAGAATGATCCATCCTTCTTGATGGCTCTCGCACACTCCTTAACCATTGGCTCTACGAGCTTCACGTACTCATCATCTGATTTAAATATATCATCGAAGCCGATGCTGTCGTCAGATGACGTTAGTCTATATTTCCTGTTTGAATTGAAAGGTGGGTCAAAGTAGACCGCATCAATACTTTTGTCCTCGAGTTGCTTGAGGAGTTCTCGAGAGTCTCCTAATTGTATTTTATTCATTTTTTCCTCCATATTGTAATATAACATCTTTGTTTGTGGTTGTCAAGTCGTTCTAGTATTTTATTTCATCAACAACGACCTCTTCTGGTTCTCGACAAAAAACATCCCACAGCCACTGACGGATGGTTTCTACCTTAACATAGGAGAAGAGAAGGGCCTGATTACCCTTCTCATAGTTTATAACCATTTCCTCAATCTCTGACGTATAGATTGAATAGTAGGACATACTATCACAATCCTTTGTCCAAAAGATCGTCACGTCGATTCGAACTGGTCGTTTCATCCTAGTAACTTCCAATTCCTAGACAGCCCACCAGTTGTAGAGAATCCCCAAGTAGCATTGTATTTTGGCCACTCTAGAACGTAGAGTCTATGAGTGTAAATAAAATCCCTACTTGGATCAACACCCCAACAATTAATTCTCTGTGTCTTCATACTGGAGTCTATCACAGTTACTTGATAGTAAGATTTTCCAGTCTTTGTCTTGCGAGTTGTAACTTCTGTAGGGACACACCATGCCTTGCCTAGTTCTCGGTCATACTCAGAAATGGGCTTGATACCTTGTAACTCAAAGAATTGATATGCTTTCACAGGAACAACCATATTGATTGGATAAATCCCAGTCAATGCTTGTAGGTGACTGATTCTTTCACCTTTTGTGAATGTGCCTTCATCTTTATATTTCTCAATGTTAGCATTTAGTTTCTTCTTGTTCTTCGGCTTATCAACAACAACCGCAGACCAGAAGTGTTTGTCTCCGAAGAAGCGGTCATCCATCAAGGATTCCATCGCTCCGGCTCGACACATCGCATCTAAGGACTTCTTGTTGACTTTCCGTGCTACCACACCCTTATCAAAGAGAAGGTCCTCTACGGACGAGAATGGGCGCTTGTGTACGATCTCATCAATCGCAGCCATACCTAAGCCTTTGACCGTTGTCAAAGGAGAGACTAGTTGCCCGTCTACAATCTCCCAGCGTTTGCCGGAGGTGTTGATGTCTAAAGATTTAACGCTATATCCGAAAGATCGAGCGATGTTAATGGCCACCTCTTTACGCTTGTCTGGTTCGTGGTCAAGGAAGGAGGCAATCCACTCATCTTGATGATAAGTCTGCATCCAAGCACATTGGTATGAGATGATAGAGTAAGGAATCGCATGGTTCTTTGAGAAACCATAACCAGAGAAGTATTCCATCTTATCCCACAAAGACTTTGCTTGAGTGAAAGACATTCCCTTCTTCTCACAACCTTTAACGAAACGTTCGTAAAGATCCTTTTTCTTTCTCATCTTTGTCTCGGACAAACCTTTCTTGGTCAACAACTTACGCAACACGTTCGCATCCGTCATTGTAATCTTGTCTCCAAGAACATTCACCAAGTTCATGATGTCCTCTTGGAACACGATCAATCCAAAGGTCTTACCAAGCACATCTTCGATAAGAGGGTGGTCATACTCTGGCTCCTCAACACCTTCTTTTGCTTTGACGTACATCTTGTCAACACCAGCGGATAGTGGCCCCGGTCTAAAGATGGCTGATACAGTTGCGATCTCTTCTATTGAAGATACTCTCGCACTAGTACCAAGTCGCTGCATACCACTGTTCATAAATTGAAAAATACCAGCATAGTTTCCTAAGTGAAATACTTTCTTGTACACTTCTTGATTGTTCAAATCAAGACTTGATGGGTGGAGATTTTTCACGTACCAGTCTTTACAGTCTTCATAGCTTGGGTTGCGATTGCCCTCTTTGATTAAGATTCGTTGGATCGCATCCTCGAACATTTTAAGAGTCTCGAGACCAAGGATATCAAACTTGATGAAGCCCAATGGTTCAAGGTGTCGAACATTCTGCCCTTCGGCCCATGGTGTCTGCCTAACGCCTTTTGATGTTATCAAGGGCATCTTGCTCGGAAGATAGTCTCCGATGATCGCACCAGCCGCATGACGACCAATAGAGCGTGGAGAACCAACAAGACCAAGAACTTGTGCTTGAATGTGTGGATATTTACGGAAGAAGCCTTGAAGCGTTTCCGAATAGTCACAAACCTCTTGAAAGGTTGGAGTGTAAACACCAGCACGGATACCGCGCTTCTTCTTCGCAATTGGTGTTGCCTCTGCGAACATAGCTTTCGTTACAACGTTTACTTCTGTAAACGGAACATCCTCACGCTTGGAGATGTCTTTGATCAACGAAGAAAGTTGCATCGTGTTGTAGTTCGAGATGAACGCAACAGAGTCCTCTCCCCATTCCTCAACCATCTTGTCTTTGATAAGCGAGTTGTCTCCAAAGTCAATATCGATGTCCGGAAAGCCGGTGGAGCCACGAGTAAGGAAACGTTCAAAGGGAAGGTCCCATTCCATAGGGTCGATTTGCGTAATCTTTAGTAAGAAAGCAAGTAACGAACCAGCTGCACTACCGCGAGCAGGGCCAACAAAAGTATAATTCCATGAGAAATCAGTAATTGCTTTGGTCGCCAAGAAGTATTCACTAAATTTTTGAGACGAGATAACATCAAGTTCCTCCGCTAGTCTTTTTCTGTAATGTCTTTTCTTTGTCTTGTCTGAGCCCCGAAGATAAAGAGCCAAGGCTTTCTCAGCAAGGTCTTCGAGAGCTTCGTCAGCGCTCTTATCATTCGGTACCATAAAAGAAGGAAGCTGAACAGAAGTGTCAGGAAGAAAATCTTCAATTTGCTCGAAAGCGATGTGGGTTGTGTTTGTGATTGAGTCAGCAACCAAAGCATCGTCGTAAGTAACATTGAGATCATCACTATATCGTTTATATGATTCCCACATTTCTTGAGCGTTTTTCGGGTAAAGTTCATATCCTATATCCTCGACTGTTTCTGGTATCTCATCGTCCATCCATGCAGGCATTTTCCCAAGCCATCCAAGCCTCTTGTATACTTCTCTGTCTCTCCATGCATCTGGGCTTGGATAGTGAGAATCACAAGTTGAAACTAGCTTTAGATCAAGTTGGGTTGCTACCTTAATTAGGCAGCGATTCAAGAGATGTTGTTCAGGAATATTATTCCATTGTAATTCTGCATAAAATCTATCTCCAAAGACCTCCTTGAACTTGGCAAGGTTACCTCTCATATCATCAACGATTGCGCTCTCGCCTTCTTCTTGTAGTTTCCACATAGAACCAGCTGCGATACCTCCAAGGCACGCTGTAAGGACGATTACGCCCTCTTGGTGCTTCTTTAATAATTCCCAGTCAATGCGTGGCTTGCGATAGAAATAGTCTCCACTGTAAGACTTAGAGATCATCTCATAGATATTCTCGAGACCTTTCTGATTTTGTGCGAGAAGAACGATGTGACGCTTACGAGCCAATGCTCTCTTATCATTTCGTTGCTCGTCTTCAACTACCATAGCGGAATCAGACTTATCAATCTCTTTTGCTCGCTTCTTGTCTGCTGCGATTTCATTGCGTAATGTCTTCCACTCTTCTAGTGAATCGATATAGTAAGCCTCGACACCAAAGATTGGCTTGAAGTCAACACCATCAGCTTTCATCTCTTTTGCTCGTAGCAACTGATAAGACAGGCCATTCATTGATCCGTGATCCGTTAGTGCTAAAGCTTTTGAACCATTGCCGTGAGCAAAGTCCATGTGTTCCTGTGGGAAACCAAACCCATCGAATAGGCTAAAGCACGAGTGACCGTGCAAGTTTACAAATTGTTCTTTCTTTAATTCCATATTGTCCTCCAAGACTTGTGTGATGTTAATAATGTAACACGGCATGCTTTCTTTGTCAAGTAAAAAGCTAAACTTTTATCAAGTCTTCTTCGTCAACCCAATAGACTTGGGAAGCCATGAAGTCGTAAACACGGCAGATGTAATAACTTTCTCTGTTTGATAATTTTCTTTCTTCACGGTCTGTTATGATGCAAAAGCTCTCCTCGAGCCACTTACACCTTACTAGATCACCAACCGTCATTTGCTAAAGTGTTCAAGGTAGAACTCCATCATCCTCTCCTCCTTGTCCCAAGGCATCCACCTAACCACAATCAAGTCTTCTTTCGAACCATCATAAGAATCGAACATGTCTCTCTCGACAGAAACGACGATGCCTATTTTCTTGTTGGGATTATATCTTGTTTTGGTGATACCCTTTACCTTAAACCTCACAAGATCTCCGACATCAAACACCATCCACTTCAATGGTTTTCCAACCCATCTTTCCAGACAAGATCTCCCACTCGAATGGGCTGACTATCATAACGTCTTTGTTGAACTTGTCCTCGAGGAAATCCTCTCTATCGCGGGCTTCGCATATTGATGGTGCTCTCGGCACATAGAGAATGTCCCCATAAGGAATGTAAACATAGGTAGTCTTTGGTGGCGTTAGGTCTTGTGTTTCCATCCCGTCACAGTCGCATGGATCGCAGTCGCATGCTTCACAATAATCATTCATAATTTTCTCCTTATTTCATAAATGCTTGAATCAATAATAACGATGCACAAAGCAAGAACGATATTCCATTCTTTGCGGTGAATATCTCCTCTCCAAGGAAGTACCAAGTGAGGGGTATGAAGATTAAATAGCCAATCCCAAAGGTCATGAACCTGATGGACCACAATGCTTCGACTTCTTCATACATAAGTTTTGTTCCAAAGGCAAAGCATAGCGTAGTCAATGGTGCGGTGCATGCTGCGATGAGCATGGCTTTCGTTGCACCCTCCGTCACTATGATACCTGAATTGCTCTGGAACCAAGCAAGGATCTGTCCGATGACGAACAGAAGTATTCCATAGTATAATTTCATTCTTCCTCCTTGAGCGGAGGGATTGATGAGTTACAAAGATTCTCCATGATCTCATCTGCTTGTTTTTGATAAACTCCCGCCATCTCCATGTCTCCCGCTCTTTGAGCCTCGAATGACTTTTGCAAGAGATCTTTCACTTTTTGTTGTTGTTTTTCTTCTTTCGACTTAATGCCGAGTAGTTTCTTTAACCAGTTCATTTGTTCTCCGTTATAAATATAAAATTGGCTTTATTTAGGACCGTTTCTCCATCGGAATGAATTTTGTTTGCCCACAATAGCTCTTTTGTATGCAAGTCTTGAATACGACATTCTTCCAAAATAGAGAACTTAAAGACATCATTAGATTTGATATACCTATGTAAATTGTTTTTGATAGATCTTTCGTGATCTTTCCATCTTTTATCTATTTGTTTGGATTGGCCAACATAGACACCTTTTTCCGTTTTTATTTGATAAATTCCGCATTTTACTTCAGATTGTGGGGTGACGAAGTACTTATGATCGATAAGTCCTTCGCGGCGTAGCCAGCGCAGAGCACGCCCAATGGTTTTCATATAGTTCTGCTTGAGGTCGTAACCCATGCGCTCTGCGATTGACTTGATGGAAGGAAAGTCTTCGTTTTCGATCATCAATTGAGTTGTTGAATAGTAAACACGGATACACAATCCAGATGCTGATTTTTCATGAAACATTTTTAATTCATCTTTCGTCATAGCTCCTCCTTATTTCGCAGCCATGCAAGATGAGCCAGCCATTAGCTCACGCATCTTGAATAGACCGATTTCTTTGTGCTTACACTCGAGCATGATGTCCATGCAGTGACCGAATGTGTCGATAGGCGTCCAATAGCTGTCGCTGTGCGCTTGTGGACGGATCTTAGGGTTATCATGCTCTACTGCTCGTGACTGGCTGTAGTGGACGACAGGGACAACGTCACCCCATGTCTTTAGAGCGAGTTCGAGTGCTTCCTGTTGAGACAAGCCACCAGTACACATTGTGTGATGATGATAGTCGTGAACGATAGGGATGTTGATGACGCTGAAGATACCGTCGTAGAGTTCTTTAGTTGAGTAGAGACTTTCCTTGTCGTCGTTCTCCACGGTCAAGCGTGACTTCACTGCGTCAGATAAGCGTGCGAAGTTCTTGCAGAAATCCGCCATGGCTTTGGGTTTGTCGTTGTAAGCCGCACCGACATGAATGTTGATCTTTGCCCAAGTAGAGCGAGGTTGACACAAAAGGTCCATCATCTTACCATTAACCTCGAGGTCTTTGATAGTGTTTTGTACAACCTGCTCATTTGGAGAACAAAGTTTGTTGAAGGGGCCGGGATGGCATGTGAGACGAATGTCGTTCTCATTAGCAAACAGGCCGGCTTCGTAAAGGGCTTCTTCAATAGCGTCGAAGTCTTTAAGGTCTTCCATCTCATACTCTGAAGCCCATGGGAAAATCTCTGAAGAGATGCGGAAGAAGTGAATGTCGTGCTTCGCATTCCACTGAAGGATGGCTAGCAGGTCTGTGACGTTCTGTAGGATGATCTCGGATACATAGTCCAAGCCTTTCTCTTGGAATGTCTTCTTGCGCATTGTGCGGTTGGTTGATACCTTTACTTTGAGCGATGAAAGTTCGCTGTTGATGCAGGCATAGCCTAAGTTGTAATTGTTAATCATTTGTCCTCCGATTGATTATATTAATAATATAACCTATTGAGGATCACTTGTCAAGCATTTCTTCTAACTTTTTTAAAAACGCTTGCTGTTGTCTGTATAGCAGGTACCAATAACAACTGAAAGCAACGGATGGGATCATTATCCCAAAGAACATTGCCTTCCAGAATATCATTCTAAACCAAAGATCGACTATCACTTCTGACTCTTTGCGCCTTTGCATTTCCACTTCTTTCTAGAGAGAGCGTTGGCGCAGGGAGGATTCTTGCACTTTTTAATCTTTAAAGATCGAGCACAATAAGCATCACCTTTCTTTGTTCCGGGTCGGATTCTGTCTCCACCACCTTTGGCTTTTCCTTTCTGTCCATAGGAGCGACATTTACCGTTTACACGCTTTGCGAAGCGTTTGCCTTTCGAAGGCTTACAGGGCTTCTTAGCAGCTTCTTCGAGCTCTCCTTCTTGTGATTGGGCAGCACACCGTTCTTCGGCCTCTGGTTGGCTTATTCCTGGTGGTCTATGCGATGGGGCTTTTTTCCAAACGCAAGGGTCGGTTATCTCTTTTTCTTCGAATTCATTCAGGACAGCATCGAGTTCTTCTTGGATGATGTTTCGTATTTGTTCGTTTGTGATGTTCATTTCTTTTTACCTTCAGACATTCGACCGCCGCCGCGTGGGCCGGCTCTTGTCATGCGAAAATCTGGTGCTTGGACTTCAGGTTCAGGACCTTCATCTCCAATTGTTGCGCCGATGCCTCGAACATTCATTTCGCCGTCGGGTCCAGTAGTTTGAAAATTTCCGCCTTGAGCAGCTTTTGCTGTTCTTAAATAGTCCATGCGGTCTTGATCCAATCGAAATCTGGCTTGGCGCTGTCGTTCTATCTCTGCGCTGACGCTATCTTGGTAGCGCTTCTCTTCCTCTTCTTTCTCTTCAGGTGTTGCTGGTCGATCAAATTCTTTTTCGATGTCCTTAGCTATCTGGGTTAGTCTCTTCGCCTTCTTGCTTAGTGGCGGCATTGCTTCTTCCATCACTTCGTTGATTAAATTTTCTAATATTTCTTTTGATAATTTCATTTTTTCTTCCCTGCCTTGTTATGCTTTTTTAGTAAATATTTGCGATGACGTTCTGATGGACTCATTGGTTCTTCTTTACCGGCCTTACCTACTGCAGGTCTAGCATTCTCTGCATTCTGGCGTTCGATCTCTGCTGCGTTCTCTTCATCAGAGAAATTTGCCATTATCTTCGCCAGTCTTTCTTTTTCTTCGGCAGCGGTAGCTTCTTCTATTCCTGTGTTGGTAAGTGCTGAGATAGCTTTAACGAATTCGGAAATAAGGTTTTGCTCTTCGCTATCAAGGTCGAACCCTCTTCCCAAGTAATTCATAACTAATTTTTCTATACCATCTTCGAGGTCAAACTTTGGATTGGGTAATCTTCGCTTAGTCTCTTGTCCCAACTGTTCATGAATAATTCTCATTAATATTTCTTTTGATAATTTCATTTTTTCTTTCCTCTTTTTTTAGCTTTTTTGCCCCAAGACTTTCCTCTTCCTCGCTCTTTACAAGCGCCGGGAGTTGGCCGACATGCGGGGTACTTCTTTCTTTTCTCGCCTGATCCACGGCCGCAAGACTTGTATCCGCCTTTACCGTCGGGGGCATTACAATCGACCCAGCCTTTCTTCTTGCCTTTGGCTCCTTTGCGACCAAACCAGTCACGGAGGGAAGATTCTTTCCCAGATTCAGTTCCAGCTTTCTTTTTCTTTTTTGATTTCTTTTTTGATTTCTTCTTCTTTTTTTTCTTTTCCTCGAGAGTTCCTTCACCATAACCGCCGCCATATTCCCAATCGGGTTCATCCCAATGGTATGCCTTGGCTTCGTCAATATCTTCATCTAGCTCTTGGCCTTCTTCTGCTTTTACGCAGTTGCGATATGTCTTTCCAAACATCTTCTTGGTCTTTCTCTTCTCGTGAGTCTTATAACCTTTTTGACATTTTTCATCGAGAACAGCTTCGAGCTCTTCCTCTATGATTCGTTGTAAATCTTCTTTGGTTATGTTCATTTTTTTTCTTGCGCCATTTTAGTTGCAGTTGCATACATTACGGACTTTGCATCAGAACCATAATCTTTTTTGAAACCTTTCATATTCTTCTTCATCCCCATTGCGAATTTTTCTTTTTGTTGCTTGTCCTTTTTGGTAAGCTTCTTTTCAGATAGGTCAACATCTTTATTATCGTCCAAGATGTAGTCACCATTTTGGTGCTTCTTTACTGACGGCATATCTTCAAGGGTCTTAAGGATGTCTTTCTCTTGTTCTTTCCCAAACTCTTTGAAGAATGGATCGAGTCCTGCTGCTCCACCTTCGTCTCTGAGGATCTTTTCGATCTTCTTAGGGTCGACGTGGGTATAACCCTTTTTGGCCATGCTTGTGTGATCTTGCTTAACGTCAGCTGCATACTTCTTTCCGCTCTCAGGGTCGTACATGTCGTGCTTTTGGAACTCTTCCTCTAAGCCTTCCTTTTTTGAGTTACCCCAGTTTTTGGCTCCAACCTTGCGGCACTTTACAAGAGCTCCGGAAGCATATGCGGAAGGCCAAACGTCATAGCGAGACTTTACCTTGTGATAGCAGGCATCTTTCTTCTTGGCTTTTGCTTTCTTTTTCTTTTTGCGCTTCTTCTTTTTCGCAGCTTTTCGCTTCTTACCTTTCTTCTCATCAAGCACAGCTGTGAGCTCTTCTTTGATAATCTGAATTAAATCTTTGTTACTAATTTGCATAACACTCCTTCGTTTCATATAAATAGTATCAAGCGACCCATTTTAGAGCTCTTCTCAGGTGATATCTTATTTTTCCATCTCTCCATTGAACTGCGATAAATCCACTGGTTAAATTTTCGCGGACGACTATCCCCAATATATAATTTGGATTGCTTCGTTGAAGCCGGGAAGTCACAAGATCTGCGACCTTAAGGGGTCTTTGATCCATCCCACTCAAACACTTGCTTTAGAAAGGCGCTGACCACCATATCTATACAACCCTGATTTCCCTCACAGTTTTGCAAGTGCCAAGCATAGGTTGTCTTTTGTTTCTGAAGCTTCTCGGACATTCTTACCACATCTTTCTCTAGAGATGTATTCGCCTCTTCGTAGTTTGGAATGTCGATTTTATATCGATCTATGACGTCAAAGAGTTCGCCCCATTGTCCTTCATTCATCGCAACGGTTGCTCTTTGAAACGCATTGGTGAATTCTTCGTGTCTTGGGTCGGTTTGTCCAACCTTGTCTGGGTGTATTTTCTTGGCGACAGACTTAAATACATCTTTATGTTTTTTTTGCTTACCCTTCACTTCAATTCTAGAATGGTCCTCTGGATATTCTATTTTTGTTGGACTGTTTATGATAACTTTCTTATTTTTGTCCTTCTGGAGATTATCTAGGTTAACGCCATTGTCTTCGCACCACTTTAGGTAGGTGCACTCAAAAGCTTCATTTGCCTCTCGCAATACTTCGTTATTGTATTCGAATTCAGCTTCTAGTGAACGGAACTCATTTAAGAGCTTTTTGAATTTAAGTTTGTCCTTCATCAGAATCTAAATAGTCCGCAGACACTCGATTAGACCGAGAGCCTAGAAGAATTTCTTTCTCTGGTCTCTTGACGATTGTGGACCTCGAGGCACATAGAAAGTTTCTATATTCCTCCCAATTTCGGAGATTGTGGAAATCATCAACTGGTATCTCATGTGATTTTTCCAAACTGAGAGGTTTAAATACTTTGTCCAATCCAAACCACCTAGCTGACCACATCTGAGATGGATCAAGGTAGATTTCCTCTCCCCATGTAGAACCAGGCGGCTTTCGGCCGGTTCCTGTACGGATTATTCTCCTAAAGTCTAGCCACTCATCTTTGCCAAATGTAAACGACATGAAGTTGTTATCTCTCACTGTCTGTCCATTGAAGCTTATATAGCAATTCTTTTTGGAATTAATTATCCTTCTATGTTCTCGTAGCTGGTATGGGGAAAAGTACCCATGAGGGAATGAAACATAATACTTAGAAGGTATCATCCAGTCAGAGATTCTCGCTAGAGTCTTGAAAGCAGTGACTGCTCCATGTATAACGGACCATGATGTACAGTCTCTCTTATGCCTGTCTTTTGGATTGACTCCGACGTAATAAATTGGAATCCTTCTTCTAGAAACTCCAATGTTCCTATCGAATGTCCTATGTGCCCAAACGGGATCTCCGCACCATCCGCCAAGTCTCTTTTTTATTATTGGAGCAAAGTCTCCATTAACAACAATCCAGATAGATTTACATCCAGCCCAAGCGCACTCTACAACGGCTGCTTCCAACAGATTGTAGTTCGCAGCAATAGGCATCATGCAATCTGGCCATGGTTGGTCAAAGTCGAATGTCTCATGTCCTGCGACTGGTATGATGCCGACTAAGTTCCTACTCTCTTCCGTAGCGTCTCTAGCGTTTTCCATGGTTTCTCCTTTGCTTGTTCCATATTATATATCTCTTCAAGTGAATATTTTGGCCTTAACGATTGAGATGTTACTCTCCTAAAGAACTCTATCTTTGGTCTCTTATAATACCTCTTATTTTTGCGTTGCCATGCGAACTTGCCGTTGATACCTGCAGACTTAAGCATGCGTAGTATCTTTATCATAGCTATACCTTGGCCATAGTCGGGACTTAAAAGTTGGTCCATGGTCATCCTAGAGGCTCCCACAAGGTCTTTTGTCTTGTTGTGTTCGACTCGGGGTGTTTTATATAAATTTAATTGATAAATGAAATCATCCTCAGGATCGATCAACATTGTCGAGTCATTCATGGACATTTCTCGAGTATCAAAGAAATCGTAAACATTAAAAATTTTTGTCTCCTTATCGAACCTGATGAGCTCATCGACGTGTAGGGTGACTCTTTTGTTTCCAATCGTTATGATGTTGACTTCTTTCTTGTATTTGCGAATATTGGATATCCTATTTGGACATATCATCAAAGAAGTCAAGCCAAGTGCAAAGGTTAAGTTATTATAAAGCTGCTTGGGGTCATCTGCGTTCATAAATCCAAAGTCGTAGTCCAGCAGTTTCAAATCGTGTCGAAATACATATTCGGGATCTTGCACTACGATCTTTGTCTGAGTTCTCCACGCATATAGTAGAGACTCTAGGGATCGACCAATGATTAACTTTGGTATCTTATGAGTCAAGATCACCTTTGCTATTTCTCTGCTTGATCAATTCTTCTGGTGTGTCGTAGCCGGTTGCTCCGTCGTCCCAAGCATTTTCGCCCTTGGCAAACCATTGTGGTTCCTTCTCGGTGCTTGGAGCCTCAGAGTCTGGGTCTTTGCTAAATGTTTTTCTCAATTCGTCTCTTTCTTCTATCATTTCAGACTTCATGAGTCCACGACCATCAGTAGACATCCACCAATCATTCATTTGACCATATAGACCTGATACCTTACCAGCTCCACCAACATATTTTTTCCCGAGTTCTAATTCAACAGACATCTGGTTACTAAAGAAAAAATTCAAGTAGTCTTCCCAGAAATGCTTTTCATATATGATATTCTTGTCTTTTTTTGGTAGTTTTGCAAAATCTTTTGATGTTAACTCAGAATAACCTCTTCCTTCGTAACTTATGTTTTCAAGTCTCTCTTCGAGTTCAATATAATATGATACAACTTGAAATCTTATAATCTTACGAACTATTTTTAGTCCAAACAATCTAAACCACCAAAATGTAACTCCAGAAGCCAATAGCGCTTTGACTTTCGACAAGGGGGTCTTATAGCCTCTAGTTCCCGTGGGTGGGATATCTTCTTCTTCAAGGTCATCGATCAATTTTTGAAAATTTTTATTAATAAAAGTTTTCAATGAATCTTTAAATGTTGGATTGGTAGAGGTAAAGGTTTCTAGAAACAAATCCAAACTACCAGGCATTACTCCGATCAAATCATACAATCCTTTGTTGTCCTCAGATAGTAGCTTACTCTCATTTATAATTTTAACCTTATACATCGTTGTTTAGTCCTTTTAAGAATTGTTCTGGTACCATTTTAAATAGTTCATTATCGATCTTAATATTGTAAGACCAAAATTCATTTGGAAAACCTGACTTTGTAGGCCAGTCGTGTTCAAACATCAATTGAGGCTCGGAAACTATAATTCCTAAGCCGTCGATTAGTTCACCAATAAAATCTTGACGGAACATGACAAGGTCACCAATTGAAAACTTAGGTCCCTCGCAAATCACGATAAGCACCAATTGAATAAGGCCAGATTTCTTCTGCGATCTCTAAACATGATTTTGCTACCTGTTGTATTTCCCATTGGGCACCTTCATGAGTGCGAAGGTCTATAAACTTAAGTAGGTTCGACAAGTTAACAGTTCCGTAATACTTCGCATAAAGGTTTTGAGGAAGAACTCCTCTCGCTTGCTCTCGACAAACTCCTTTAGCGATCAAATGGTTGAATAGATCCAACGCATGCTTGTGAAAAGCAACCATGGCGTCTGATGACTTAATGTAAGTGTCGGCAAACCGTGGTGTAATTACTGGATCAATCAAGCCATCTAGATTGGAAGCTTGACGGTTGCTCTCATGTTGAGTTCTGAAAGCCTTTGGTTCATAGAACTTCAGGTCAATTTCAGTGTATCGTCGTGAGATTTCATTGTAAGCCCAAGTCCGGTGTCTCATGTGCTGAGACCTTACGAACATTGGAACTTCAAACATAAATGTAATCGAGTTGTGCTCGAATGGTGACGTGTGCCTATGCTTGATCAAATACTTAATCAAACCCTTATCTTTTTTAGTTAAGGGCTTGGTGTTATCTTGACCAAAGGACACACGAGCGGCATTAGCTATCATCTTATCATCTCCAACATGTTGGATATAAGAGACCTTGCCAATACCGTCTCCGTAAAGTTTTATTTCTTTCATGATTCCTCTATATTTTTATTTTCTTACCTTAAGTCGTAATTGGACGCTTATTGTATAAGTCATCATCGCTCATCGGAGCGTTTGATGGATCATCCGAATAAAATGGAATTTGAAACTTCTTACCGGTTCTCGAAGAAGTAAATAGATTCGTTGCTTGTTGGACATTTGCTCCCGCAAGAACCATATCTCGTTCATCCTCAACATGATAGTCTGTGATGGCCGATGGATCATAGTTATAATCTCTACCGCTGAAGTGATTCGCTCTTAAGTTAAACATAGTAAAGGTCATCCAAATCTTGAAAGATCCTTGTGGTGGTTGAGACATGATGGAGTCAGGCGATCTGTCCTTGAAGTCTGGGTCTTCAAAATTTGCATCGTAATCTGATAGGTTCGTTGCTTTCATTTTTTGACCAAACACAATCGCATCCTGTAAATACTTCTTACCTAGCCTAATCGCATCCATCTTATCGATATCAAAAACCAAAAAGCTTAATTCTGGTCCGAAATATTCTCCGTCAACTTCCATATACTCCAAATTTAAAGAGTCTAGGTCTTGTCTTAATTCGGCCATCTTTGCTGAATTATCCCAATCTAATTTAACATCATTGATTTGACGTCTAATCTTGCGGAATGATCCTTGATTTTTATCGTCGTTTGGATCTATTACTTTCGCAGGTGGATTTTCTGCTGTAATTATCGCAACGGTTGCAGGTCCACTTTCTGATTGTAGAGTGCCTAATAATTTATCCAAGTTTTGATCTGTAGAGCCTATTTGTGCTTCGCTTAAAACCTCGTATATCATTTTTTTTAGCTTTTTAGTTGTAAGTTTCATTCTTCTAGTCTCCCGTAGACATAATTTTCTTTAACGACGTAAATAGTCTCAGATCCGGCTTTTATCTCCTGAACCGTAGTTCTATCTGCTATGATCGAGTCTCCGATCTTTAATGAGATGGAGCAGTCTTCAGCCATACCTATCACCTCTCCTATAATATATGGAGACTTGGGGGGTTGGTATTCTTCAGGCATCACAAAGAGTGGTGCTTCTTTGTCTTCTTTCTTTTCGTTCAACGGTAAGATCCATAGGTGTCGGTTGTGTGGTTCAAAATGCATTTTTCCTCCAAATAAAAAAATCACAATATGTTATATTGGGAACAAAATTAACTGTTCTTGTTTATAATATAACATATTGTGATTGAGTTGTCAAGTAAAAACTTTCACTTTTCTTCGTGAGATTTTTTTGCTTCTTGAATTACTGTTCGAACTTCTCTAAGTTCTTTTGAAGCCTCCATGAGAGTCTTTCGGGCTCTAGGGGCTGCAGATTTATAACCATATGACCCTGCTTCGATTTTGTCCAAGTCATCCATCACCTCTTTAAGATCATGAATAATTTTTTCTAATTGTTCTCTCATACTTTTCTCCTGTTAAAATATATCACAGGCTCCACCGCCACATGCAATTTCACCCGACAGATCTGTCTCATCTGTTATTTCAATAACTAGGTCTAGGTCAACATTTTTGACCAACGAGAGCATCTTTTCATATGTCTCAACGTCACAGTCTTCATAAGGGGCTTGGACGTAACTGCCCAAATCCATCGGGAGCACGCTTAGGCCATTGTAGACTCCACGGTTAGTCCACATCCACTCTCCAACAGTTTCCCACTCATCATCTTTGATGCTTACTGTAGCTGAGACGTTGTGAGTGTTGTTCCCTTTCTTGTGGCCGGGCTTGATCCACTCACAAGAAACCTTTTTTACTCTCTCGAGCAAATCAAGTGCTGTTTCGTGGCGCGTTATTGCCCCTTCAGGAGCTTTTTGCGGCACAGATAGGATAGCAGTGTCGTGTGGTCTAAAGCGACAGTCCTCGATGAGCTCAGGCAGGTTATTGACGAGATACGAATAGATTGCTTCACCCTTTCCAACGCGAAGTCTTCTAATATAATAGTCATTGTGCCAAGCGTGAATTCCGCTTGATGTACCAAGAGTAAGAGAAGTTGTTCCTGCTGGTTTAACACATGTTTGTCGTGCAGCCTGATTGATACCGGTTTGCATTGCGACTTGACGGTTCATCTTTGAGATTTCCAAAGAGGCCTCAGTCATGTTTAACTCAAGCACACCGCCAGATGCAATGCCGGTCATTGAGACGCCGATGAGCGCATCTTTCTCGGTTGTACGACGCCAGACAGGTCTAAGGTAATGAAAGTCCGTGTAGGACGCCTGAAGCGTTCCTATGAACGATGCTGCACGAGAGCGAGCATTTAACTCGTCTTGGGTGTTTACATCTGAGACGTTTATCTCAACCAAGTTGCAGAACTGGTTTGGTCTTAAACCAATCTCACAACATGGATTGCATCCCCAATCTTTATCATTGGAAAAGTAGAATCCGGGCTCTCCTGATCGAGACTCTTCGACACGCTTCCATAGACTCATGAAAGTTGGCTTATCAATTCTATGTCGCATTACGACTACAGAGTTGTTTGCTCGTCCTCGTTGAGGGTTGAGTTCCCACCATGCCCCTGCTTTTGCCGAGAGCATATCTTCGTCATCAGCACTGAATAGAGATATAAGGGCGGCGCGGCGAATACCCCCCGCCAAAACCGCATCCGCAATATAGCAGATGATATCATGAACCTCAATAGTAGTGAGTTTGTCACCGTTTTCTTTCGCATCTAAAATTCCCTCTATTTTTACTAGACATTCTCTAAGTGGTTGTGGACCGGGTGCCTTACCACCGGATGTAACTAGTCTCGCACCTTTCGGACGGATGTCTGAAAAGTCAAAACGTAATCGGGATGTGCCTTTAAAGTAAGACATCATTAGAGCCTTCACGGAATCGGCCCAACCTTCGATAGAGTCTCCAACTAGAAACCTACGTGTTCGTTTTGATGATGGTCTATGTATCTCAGGGAGACTTTCTACGTGATGGTGTTGTACTGAATAGCCGACGCCTGTTCCTCCAAGCAGTAGGAACATGATCTCTCCGAACACTCGGGGATCATCTGCAGGTGTGTATGCGCAATTAAAGATGCGGTTTGGAGAAACCTCAATTGGCTTTCCTCCGAACTGCATTGAACGCATAGATGGTAAGACCTGCTTGTCGTAGACAAACTTATAGTTCTCACGAATTTCTTGTTCTAAACTGGGAAATTTTTTGATGTGCATTTGCATGTTTCTGGTAACTAATTCGTCCCAGTTCTCTCGGCGGTGTTCCTTTTCCATGTATCGTGCATACTTCATGTGGACGGTGATGTCCGATAAAATCTTCTTCTCTAAATCCATTACTTACTCCTGTAAATGTTTGTTTTATTTTCCTGCTTTCGCATATTTGTCTTTGAGCATTTGCAACGCATCCGACGTTGATTGCATTCTCTCTGCTGATTCGTCTCTGTCCAATATCTTGATGGTAACGTCAGACCAATCAACGAAAGCATCAAACACAAGGCCATCTGGGCCGTTCCGATTCTTCGCAACGAAAAGGCGGCCCTTGTTCGCTTGCTTGTCTTGCACAGTTCTCGATAGAGAAAAGATAAAGTCAGCAACGAAACACTTGTTAAACGCTTCAGAGATCGCTTCCATAGTGATAACTTCAGCATTGAGACCTCCTCGGTTTGTTTGAGATGCAGTCCAACAAGGGATCTCATAAGACTGAGCAAGCCCACGAAGACCTTCGTAGGTCTCCTCTAACTCATGACGCTTCTCTCCGGTTGCCCGTGGAGGTCGCAATAAGTCGGCATAGTCAACCAAGATCATATCAGGCTCAATGCCTCTCTTCCGTAATTTCTCAATGTGATTTTTGAGAGTTGAAACGGAAGCTGATTTGGTTGGATACTCTTTGATAATTAGAGTACCTTGAAGGTCTTTTACTTTATTGACGATTTCTTTTTGTCTCTCTTTGTGTTCCTGAAGTGGTACGTCAGTTATACAGCAATCAAATCGTTGACCAACTGTCGTATCTTTAAGTTCCAAAGTGTAATAAACGACAGTCTTGCCTTGCAAGAGAGCCTGTGTGGCCAAGTGAACGAGAACCATTGACTTTCCAGCACCTGTTGGAGCTACAACTACACCAAGTTCTGATTTGCCAAGGCCGCCCTTAACAATCTCATCCATTCGAGCCCATCCTGTTGAAATAGGATCTCTTGTTACAGATTCAAAACGCTTGAGTAGATCTTTACGGAAGTCATGACCAAAATTATTATCTGTACCAAGGACGAGTGCATCTTTGATAAGTTTCTCTATTTCCTCAAAGGAGGAAGACTTTAACAACGCTGCTGATTTCATCATTGCTTGCTTTAAGACTTGTTTACGACAGAAATCAATAGATTTGTCCTTGATGAAATCAAGTTCTTCTACTCCGTCAGATGTATGAATACGAGCGTAGAACTCTCTCACATCTTTTTGCGTAGCTTTATCATGGTGATTTAATTCTGTTCGCAACAAAGTCATCATCACTTCGTTATTTGGATGAGTATTATATTTGTTGCGATAGTTAATCAATGTTTGTGCGAAAATTTGCAAATACTTCTTTTCAAAGAAGGTGATATCTAAAACTTCCGTAATTTGATCGAAAAATGGTCGATCCTCCAACATGAGTTGGCATAAGTTTTCTTGAAAGTTTTTTCCGAAACGCATAAAGGTTTCGCTCTTGTTAAATTCGTTCATTTGTCCTCCCAGACTTTTATCGGTTATATAATTATAACCTATAACGGTTCACTTGTCAAGTTTTTTCACTTATTTATTCTTCGAAACACCAACTGCAAGTCTGTGAAGTTGAGATGGCCGGCATCATCAACAAAGAGCATTTGTGTGAACTTTATTTTATTGAATGTTGGTTCGAAGTCATTGATTGCTTTTTTGATGATCTCTCGATTCATCGGCCTGATGTTTGGGAATTGTAATTGCATGATCGCATAGTTGTCTTTGATTAACTGCTCATCCTTTTGAATGTTCTCGTGGATCTTAAGCTTTTTTCCGACCATCACACAGTCCTTTACAATATCTCCGACTTCATATTCGTCCTCTCTGATGAGATAGGGGAACCGCTTCGCAATAGTCTTAAGACCTGCTCCTTTGATCCCCGGTAAATTGTCCGACGAATCGCCAGCGATGGCTCGTGCTAATGCGAAGTTCTTTGGGTGAATCTTGAATTGTTCTACGACAGTTTGTTCAGTTACAATTTTTTTCTGAATTGGTCGGTAAATTTGAACATCATCTCGACATAATTGAAAAAAGTCTTTGTCACTTGATATGATTGTCTTTTTCCAACCGGCATACTTTGGATGATTAATTACTAACGCAATAATATCATCCGCTTCCGTAAAGTCTGCAACAAGTTGGATCACAGGCATTTCATTTAGATATTCCATAAGTCTAATTTGCTGATATCCTTTATTGGCCTCTTCTTTGTCTTCAGGTATATCTATCATTCTTCGGTTGAATCTCACCGGTTTTCTTCCGCCTTTGTAGTTCTTGTTCATCGAACGTCGTCTCTGAGAGCCTTCATGGCCATCCCAGGCTATTATAACCTCATCAGCAGTAAAGTCCCTAGCTACCTTCTGAAGGCTCTTTAAGAAGCCTATGGTGCCCCCGATGGGCATACCATTTTTGTCCAGCTGTGGGCTTATTACATAGCTACGCAAAAACATGTTCAGCGCATCGATTATTATTACATTTTTCATTTGTCCTCCAGACTTTTTATGAAATCAATATCTATTCCCATGGTGTCGAACCACCACTCGTTGGACTTGTCTTTAAACTTGGGTTTGTCCTTGTTTCTATTGTAGTTTTCTACAACCTTGTCTTGTCTCTTCTTCTCCTTAAGGTAGTGTTCATTATCCCAATCTGAACCCAATCTGTAGAGTTCCCTGAGAAGCTTGCGAAACACATAACCTTGCTCCTTGTTGCTTGGGTAATAACCAGAGTAAAGAAGCTTCTCGCATGCTTGGATTAGGATCTCTTCCCTTGTCTCTTCGTTATCTCCATTGACGAACATGTTAAGTCTTTGAAGACCAAATCCGACGTCAATGCACGTTCCAAGTGGGTTTACGATGTTTCCAATCTCGACGTCGTCCTTGAAGAACTCTGTGCAGTAGCCACCAATTTGTCCATCGGTCCACTTGCACTCTTCATCTGGTCTGACTTCTACATCATAGTTTTCGTAAAGGCTTTTCCAATCCTCCATCTTATCCGGATGGATGGTAACGTAATCTACTTTGATCCCTAGGGTGTCTTCGACGAACTCCATCCAAAAGTCAACTGACTGCTGAACCGTAAGAGTCCTGAAAGAGAATAACCCTATCATATCAAAATAAAGATAGTGTGTTCCATCACCTATCTCCTCAAGGTCATTGAGTCTTATGCATGACTGCACGTTTGCTAGTGTTCCCGTCTCTTCCGACTTAAACCTCTCTTTGAATTGCTGCATTCCTGCAGGGCAAAACAATGTTGTATTGTCGTAAGGCCGGACATTGTCGTCCAATTGGAATTGAACTCCTTTGCTAGCACAAAAATTTCTATATAAATCAATTATATCTATCATAATATGTCCTCCGTATGATAATATAACATGTCTAAGGCGACGTGTCAAGTAAAAAGGGTAAAAAAAAACCCCAACTCCGAAGAGAAGGGGTTTATGAGTAACTTCATCGGTGTCAAAGTCCCTAGCAACCTTCTGTTGGTTTCATTTTCTTACACCAATTAATTCTTTAATTGCTTCCACTATCATTTGTTTTAGTTTTGCTTCTGTGAGTTGAAATAAATTGTTCTCTTGCAGGTCTTTTCTTCTTTTCATTTTATCTTTTAGTTGTTTAATAAATTTATCAATTCTTCTCAAGATTTTTTCTCCATTACGGGCGTGGTTGGATAGCGCACCTGTGATCGCTGGGATCGTTCTAGGAATACCAGGCCCTCTATGAAAGTCGCCAACACTAAAGATAGGTGTTGGATTGGGATCATAATATTTTTCATTTGGATGGCTGAGTTGGATGCCCGGCACCCAGCTGTGGAAAATCCTAACTGCTATGTTTTTTCGTTCGTCTCGTGCTTTTTGCATAGCGGCGTCTAGTTCATCAACTCTTTGGTAGTAGTCCGGTCCTGGATTTTGGGACATGTTTGCCCATTCTTCGTAGACTTGTCTTACCACCTCTCTGTTTTCTTCAAGATCCATGATTGCTTGTTCAATAACTTGTCTTTTTGGGTTCATCGCGAGTTCTCCATTGATGATATTAAATAGTGCTTTAAAAACAAAAAAAACCCCAACTCCGAAGAGAAGGGGTTCATGAGTAACTTCGGGATCTAACCTTCTTCGTCCTCACCTTCAAGTCCAAAGTTCTTGCCTTCAGACTCAAATTTTCTTATGATTTCCTCATCCATGATGTCAAGCACAACAGAACGAAACTCTGGTTCTTGCAACTTGTTGATCCATTGCGACTTCTGGAATTTGAATTCCTTTCCATTCGCGTCATAAATCTTGTTCCAAGCTCCCGGCTTAAAGCGATCAGAACCTGAGACCCTTAGTGCTTCCAACCACGATTCTTCATCTTGAATTCCGACCGTATTTCCCCACAAGATCTTAAAGCCACATGTGCGCCCCTCAGATCCGAAGCGAGACTTCTCAACCTTAACTTTTACCTCAGAGCCAATGCGAACACCGGTTCCATTAGTTACATAAGAAGCCTTCGCTTTTCGCTTTGTTAACCAAATGCGTAGCGAACAGAAATAACCGATTGCCTTACCGCCTGGAGCAATGTAGGGCGTGGTCATTGCCTCAGCAATGTTTGAAGTTATGTTGGTCTTAAGCTGATTAATCAACAACATTGTGCATTGGTGATCTGCTAACGGAATAATCAATTTAGGAAATGCTTTCGCAAAAATCCTTGGTTTCACGGCCATTGTTGACTGGGGATTAAAATCACTTTCCAACTCTTTCTCGGAAGAGGTAGCTGCGATTGAGTCCCAAATAAACAAAAATTTTGTCTCCGAATACTCCGTCATCAGGTCTTCAATTGTCTCAAGAACTTTCTCGACGGAAACTCCCTGAACATACATGAAGAGGTTTTCAATATCAACGCCAGAACTCAATAGGAATGCCGGGTCAATAGCAGACTCCGCATCAAAGTAAATGACAAAATGGCCTTTCTTTTGTGCTTGCGCAGCAATTTGACAAGCCATGTAAGATTTGCCTGCTGATGATAAGCCGGCGATCTCAGTGGCTTTCCCAACGGGAATTCCAGCCATCTTACCTCGACAGATAATAGAGTCCAACCAGCGTGAACCAGTTGGAATCCATTCTGTGACAGCAGTAGGATTGTCTTCACTAAGGTTGTGTGCTATGTTCAGTCCAACTTTTTTATTGATGAACTTCTTCATAGAACTAATGTCAATCTTACCTGCTTTGGTCATTACTCTTCACCTTCTTCAGAGCCTTCTTCGGTCTCCTCAGTCTCTTCTTCAGTTTCCTCTTCGGAACCTTCGGATGCCGTGTCTTCTACTTCTTCAGCAGTTTCTTCGGTTGTCTCTTCAGCATCTACTGCTGTATCTTGTTCTTCTTCTTTGTCGCCACAGGCCAAGAACATTGTTATTAATAAACTAATCATTTGTTACTCCTTCGTTTGTATTAGTAGTTTTGGTTGAAGTCGAAGTGACTTCTGTTTTAGGTTGCTCAAGTGTGATAGCATTAACATCTTTAGCAACTTCGACTGTAACGTCTGCAGTTTTTTCATTAGTTGTCTCCTTCGTTTCTATTGTAGCAACTTCGGCTGCTGTAGTTGTGGAGTCTACATTGTTTGTGACTTCCTTCTCTCCGCAAGCAAAGAGCATTGTTAGTAGTAACATCATGTTACCTCCTTTAGTTTTATATCTAATTTTATATTTATTTCTAATTTTGGCATACCAACTTTGTCGGCTAATCCAAGGTCAATCGCTTCTTTAGATTCAATGAACCAGTCGGCACGACCTTTCTCGTTTAACTGTTTGTTAAACCATTTCTCTGACTTGTTTGAGTTTGCTGATAGGATTTTGTAAATCTTCTCATTCAAACGCTTCACCTCTTCTGCACTTGCTTGAATCTCCGAGTTCTTACCCCATGAGGCGGAACTTACATCGTGGATCATCAATGTTGCGTCTTCTGTTATGTATCGATATCCTTCGGTTCCACAAGAGAACAGAATGACTCCACAACTCATAGCCTTTCCTTCGACTATGGTTGCTACCGGTAATTCAGAGTTCTTGATGGATGCGATCATACTCATGAGAGAGTAGACTTGACCTCCATAAGAATCAATGATTACTGGAATAACAGATTGACCCGTATTGTGTGCCGAAGCCATCTTCTCTGCGAACTCCTTCGCTGATTTTTCATCAAACTTGTTAACTCTGATGATGACCGGGCTGCTTCTTAATTCAACAGATTTTATATTACTGTCAATATTTCTTTTCCATAACATGTTGTCTCCTTTAAATAAAAAAGGCACCTGTAAACCCGTGCCTTCCTGCGGTTTATCGAAAAAGCCTAAGCCGCTTCTTCTTCTGAATTTTCCACTGCTAGTAGTGATTTCTCAAGTTCCAATATGAACTTAAAATCCTCACTAGAAATCAGTCGATCAATTAGCAATGCTCTTCTGGAATTTCTACTGTTCATTCCCTTTATATTGCTTTGGTTAAAGAAGTAATATCCTGACTTCGATGGTTCAGAGTCGCCATTTTTATTTGCTTTTTCCAAATCTTTAAGATATTGAACGCTAGATTCACTAGAGAGTTGAGAGTCCACATTCTTGAATGCATTAATCAAAGATTCATAATCAGAAATTACTATTTGATTGTCAACCATGTATTCAGCAACCATCAACAAGCCCCAAAAAGATTTTTGGGTGACTGACTTAGTCGAACTAGTTTTTGAATGCTTAACCAAGTTTGAAGTTAGACTTAATATGTTACTAAATCTGGTTCGAAAGTAAGGAGAATATTGTACTATGCCTTTATTTTCCTTTCCTTTTCCCAAATTGTAGAATTCATCCAACTTGGAGTCTCTAGCGTCTGTTTGATGCTCCTGCAGTGTTGCGATATATGCGATAGCTACCCATTCTGTGTCTTGTGATCTCTGTATGTTAGTTTTCTTAAAACCAGCAATCTTTGGCCACATTTCTGCGATATCAGGTCGTTCCGACATTTTTCTGAAGTATTCAGATATTGGAGTATTTATCGCATTTCTCTTTTCTTGAGGATTCAGTGCATCTCCTGAGTTAATATTAACAAAGATGTCATGAAGACTTGAATATGAACACTTGTGCATAATGGAAATAGAAATAGCAGTATCTCTAAGTGCATCTTGCAACCTTAACGGAAGCCCACTATAGTATTTGTTATTAATTCCAACTTCGGCTCCATCTGCATCAATGAAGGTGCCGATCAAAGTTAATTCATCATCAAAGAGTCTTCGCCACCCTTCAACTCGGTTTTGTCCATCGAGAGACACATAGTCCTTTCTAAGGCCTTGTACGAATTGATATTTCTGCTCAGAGACTAAGTCACCAGAATCTTCTGAAGCGATAAGTCCTGTTTCAACACTAGCCACAACAACTGGATATGGTGTTCGACCTCTATTCGCAGACAATATGTATTGTCGACATGTGTGGTCTGACCAGCACGATCTTCGTTGGAAGGCTCGGTCGATGTGGATTTTGTGTGCTTCATTTTGAATGAAGTCTTTTGCTTTAAAATTTTGCATTTCTGCTCCTATAATTTAATATTAAATGTTATTATCATTCATGTATTATTGTTTTTAATAACGCATAAATAAAATTTATTGATCTTAGCCGGCATTACCCGTTCCCATCGCACACCACGAGGAGGTTGATCTTGTGCGACATAAAGCCGTTCCTTTGATCACGGGGGAACGGCAAAACCCTAACAACACAGGAGGATATATCAGTCTTCACTCATGAAAGCGGCGAATGCTTTATCCACGTCTGCTCCTGTTTTCTTTTTATATTGTTGAGTCTCATTGGAAGAGGACTCTGCTGAACCGTCGGAGGACAGGTAACCATCCAGCAGAGTTTGCACTTCTTCCGGAGTCTTGACATCAAACAAGTTGTCGATATCAGGAACGGAATCCAACAATTGTTGACAGTCTGCGATGCTGTCGTCACATAAGATAGATGGACGTCGGCGGGGTTGCAAGACTGTCTTTGGAAAAGAACCAGGTGTTCCGGGAATTGAATAAGTTAACTTAATATCAGTTCCTGTTTGAGAGTCAGTGATGTCTCCGTAGTCAGGATCCAATACATAGCCCAAAAGGGTTTCATAAGCGGTCTTACCATAAGCCCAGATTTTTACACCGTCGGCTTCGTTTCCACGAACAAGAACAGGTGAATAATATCGCTTTCGAGCGAACATTTTCTTAGCTTCGTTTTTGAGGTTCTGGTCGTCACTTTGAACGCCATCCCTCCAAAGCTTTGATGCGAAATCACAGATGGCACATTCGCCACCGTCGTTTCGCTTGTTGCAGTAAATTCCAGGGTTCTTCCCTACATTGTAGTGAAAGTGGAACTCACGGAACGGATCGCCATCCGCTGTTGGTAGAATACGAATCATTTGGTCACCAGCACTTGGTTTCCACATTGTACTCTTGCGTCCGGAGGATTTTCCACCGTTTTTTGATTGATCGAGCTTAGCTCGCATTGCATTTAGATCTATAGCCATAATATACTCCTATATGGTTTGTTTATTTTATTGTGTTTTATCACTAAGGTAGGCAGGGTTTCAACCATACCCCCATTTGTAATTCGTTTTTGTTATACTATAATATAACATGTTTTGACTTGCTTGTCAAGTAAAAAGTTAAAGTTTTTTTCATAATCTCAAAAAAGTGTCGAAAAAAGTTTTTGAGATTTCTAGTTTTATAAAATTTATGCTCGAGTAGGGATTTGAACCCCACAATTCTAACGTTATAGAG